ATCGGCGAAGCGTTCCTGACCACGATTTTTTCCGCACTCGTCGAAAATCCGCAGATGACCGCGACACAGGTTGTCGAACTCATCAACCAGAAGGGAATCTTTCTCGCCCCGATGGCGGGGTCTGTGGCACCGGAATATCTCGGCGCGATGATCGAACGCGAAGTTGACCTTGCGGACGACTTGATGCTGCTGCCGCCCATGCCGCCGCTTCTGCGCGAGGCAGGCGGACAGTACAAAGTCATCTATACCAGCCCCTTGTTCAAGGCGGCGCGCGCGGGCGATGCGGCAGGCTTTTTGCGCACGGTGGAATCCGCCCTCGAAGTCGCCGGCCAGACCGGCGATCCCTCGCATATGGACCCGTTCGCCTTCAAACGCGCATGGCCCGCGATCGCCGATATTCAGTCTGTCCCCGAATCGTGGATGGCAAGCCCCGACGAAATGGATGCGCTCGTACAGGCCCGCGCAAAAGCCAAGCAGCAGGAACAGGACGTACAGGCTCTTCCCGCGCAGGCGGCCATGCTGAAAGCGCAGGCCGTTGTTCAGAAAGCAGGCGGGCGGATCAATCAGCAGCCCGGCGGACAGCAGACCGCATGAGTCAACTGAACGAACGCCAAGAGTGGCTGAAGGCCGCTTATGAAAACACGCTGCAATTCCTAGACTGGCGCCGCCGCAGTTATCAACTGAAATTTCCCAACCGGGCGACGGACACGATCCTGATGGACCTCGCCCGTTTCTGTCATGTCAATGAGGATTGCCCGCATAGCGACCTCTACAAACTCGGCGAGTGGAACGGGATGCAGAAGGTGTTTCGTCGCATCCAGCGCCACTTGAATCTCACCACCGAAGAACTGTTCGCCGTCTATGGCGGCGTTCGCAAAAAAGGAGACTGATCTTGAGTTCAACAGGAACCGCCGCCGCCACTGGCGATACCGGCGCAGCAGCAGCAGCACAGGCAGCGGCAGCAGCAGCCGCGACGGCACAGGCCGCAGCATCGAATGCGGCGCCATGGTTCGACACCATGAAGACCGATGCAGAGTTCGTCGGCACATTGCAGACGCGCGGCCTCGACAAGAAATCCGCACTGGAAGCGGCGCACGATTTCTACAAGGGCCACCGCGAAGCAACCCAGATGATTTCCCGCCTGACGGGAACGCCGGACAAGGATCGCATTGTGATCCGGCCGAAACCCGATGCAACGCCGGAGGAAATCGCGGCCTTCCATGAAAAACTCGGCCGACCCGCGAAAGCCGATGACTACGACTACAAGGACGTGAAATTCCCTGACGGCACCGAACTGGACGCCGATTATGCCGCGCATCTGCGGGCCGCAGCGTTCAAAGCCAACCTCACCAAGGACCAGGCCGCGTCGATCGCCAAGGACCAGGCCGCGTACATTCAGAAGATCGACGAAGCGCGCACGGTTGTGGATCAGGCGAAGCTCTCCGAAGAAATCCGCGCCATCGAAGCGGCATGGGGACCAAACCACGACGCCTTCCTGTTCATCGCCAAGCAGGCAATGACGAAGTTTGGCTTTACCCCGGACATGCTGCAAACCTTGCAGAAGACCATTGGCGCATCAAAAGTGATGGACGGCTTCCTGAAGCTCGGCCAGCAAACCGGCGAAGGTCGGTTCATCGCCAATCAGGCGCCGGGCGGGACGGGACTGATGACGCCCGAACAGGCAACCGCCAAGGTGAAAGAACTGATGAGCGAAAAAGGCCCCGACAGTTTCGGTGCCAAGGTCCGCCGTGGCGATGTTGCCGCGACCGAACAGTACAACGCGCTCGCCGAAATGATTACGCCAAGGGGAACGTAACCATGCCCAGTACATCACAGGCGCAATCCCGGTATATGCACATGGCGGATTCCGCAAAGGGCCGTGCGAAACTGAAGGCGGAGGGCAAGGAACCTCCGCCCAAGTCCGTCGCCCATGAATTTGTCTCGGCCGATCGCGGAAAGAAAACCGGGCTGCTTCCCGAGCACGCCAAAAGGCGGGGTTGACAACAAACACCACAGACTGACATGATTCGTCAGGCCCGATAGTGATTCGGGCGCGGGACCGCGCAAGCGCCGCTGGAAGCTGTCGAAAGACAGAACTCCGGCCCCCCTCTTGGGACACGGCCAAAGCAAATCGCTTTGAACCTGACCAAGAGGGATTACACCCGTGGCCGACGCATACGAAATTGCCCTAGCCCAAACCAAATTCTCGCTGGCGCTCGAAATGGCGCTTCAGCAAGAGACAACCAAGATTCGCGGCGCGGTGCGCGAACAGGGGATTACGGGCGCCAAGCTCATGTCCCCGATTCAGCAAATCGAGCCCGTCCAGATGAAGGCCGTTTCCGGCCGCTTCTCGGACAAGAATTACGACGCCAACTACTACACCCGGCGCTGGGTTGCCCCGACCGATTATGTCGGCGACACGCTCATCGACACTTTCGACTTGCTCAAGACCGAAATCGACCCCAAGGGCGAGACGGTCAGTTCGTGGGCAAGTGCCTGTAACCGCGCTTTCGACGACGCGATTGTCACCGGCGCCTTCGGCACCAATCAGATCGGCACCGACGCCAACTCGCTCTCCAACGAAACCTTCGACGACACCAAATACACGGTGGACGAGGATTTCGGCGGAACGGGATCGGGCCTTCTGGTCGCCAAGATCATCGAAGGCCGGCGCATCATGCGCAAGAATCATGTGGACATCGAGCGTGAAGGCGTAACCCTCGTCATCGGTTCCTTCCAGGAAGCCGACCTTCTCAAGCAGTCGCAGGTTGTGTCCAGCGAGTTCAACCGCAATGGCGGCGTCGTGGAGAACGGTACAGTCACCCGTCTCTACGGCTGCAACATCATCGTCATGGAGCGGCTGCCGCTGGTGGAATCGGCCGCAGTCCGCAACTGCCTGATGTTCGTGAAGTCCGGTTTGGTGCTCGGCGTCTGGCAGGACATCAAGACCCAGCTGGCTCAGATTTTCACCAAGGAAGGCAACCCGTGGAACGTGTCCACCGTGCTTTCTCATGGTGCGACGCGAACCCGGCCCGGCAAGGTCATCAAAATCCAGTGCGTCGATAGTTCCGGCGCCGACACAACCCCGTAATCGGCGAAACGGGCCGGGCTTGAAACCCGGCCCAACCGCTCCAAGGAAACGCACGCATGACCACGGAAAGCCTCAAGACCACCCAGATCACCGACCTCGACGCGGTGCCGCCCACAAAACTTGCCGCCGGCAAAGGGGCAAAAGGCGCGTCCCAGAAGATCACAGGTTTTGTCACCACGACTTCGGGCAAGACAACCGGCTCGACCTATCTTCTGGCGCGCGTGCCGCGCAACGCGGTCATCAAGAGCATCGTATTGGATTCGGCCGCGATGGGCGGGTCTTCGGCGCTCGACTTCGGCGTGTACTACTCCGACGCCACCAGCGACGGCACCTCCGCCGCCAATCAGGGCGCAGCGATCACGGCCGCGTTCTTTGCTTCAGCCGTTGACGTATCTTCTGCGGTGCGCGCAACCGACATCACCAACGAGTCGGGCACGTACACCATCGACAAGCGCAACAAGGAACTCTGGGACGCGCTTGCTGTCGCCGCCGACCCAGGCGGGTTTCTGGACATCGTTGCGACTTCGACGGCGACCATCACCACCGGCGCCCTGTTCGGCATCGAAGTCACCTACACGACCGGGGGCTGATAGCCGATGGCGGACACCTTCTACGGCGTAAATTGGGCCGATCCGGAAGTGGAATCGAGCGTTGTGGTCGGTTCCTCGACCGGCTCGACCGATATTGAAGTGCGCATCACGCACAACGACATCGGCGTTTCCGGCCAGAAAGCCACGCGGCAGGAAGCCGTGCGCAAGCTCTGCGAAGTCATCGCCATGTATATCGAATCGGGGCTGAACACGACCTGGCCTGTGAGCTAAGCGCATGGCTACGGCGGAATTTTCAGCGACGGCCGGCGCCCGGCGCGCAACGGCGCAAAGCTCCAACCTGTTCGGCAAGACCGTGACCGACGCGACAACCGCAGACACGGCCGTCGGAACCGTCGTAACCGACAACACCACCGCGCTCGCCGCAATCGACACGTTTGCAGCCGCCATTATTGCCATCACAGGCGACACCTACGTCGCCCATCAGTTTGTCTTTGGCGGCGCGACCGGCCTCACCCATGCACAGGTTGCCACCAATTTTGCGCTGCTGAATACGGCCATCACCAATTTCCTCACCGCCCAGACCGATGCAAACACGGCGAAAACAGCGACAGCCCTTGTCAAGACGGACGCGGCTGCGGTGGATACCGGCGCCGATGTGACGGTGCGCATCGGCTCGCTCACCAATGTTTCGAGCTTCGACATTCTGGTGAACTGCCTGCGACGCATAGAGGATCGCGTGCGCGGTTCCAACCTCATGCCTCTGGGCCAAGGCTCTCCCCGGAGTCCGTGATGCTTCAAGATCGCGTCGTCCTCGCCAACAATGTAGGCACCTCCACGACCGGCAATGTCGTATTGGGCGGGCGGTACATGATGGAAGTTGTCGCCACGTTCGGCGGCGGGTCGGTGAAATTGCAGCGGCTCGGGCCGGACGACTCAACCTTTCTCGACATCAAACAGGTATTCGAGAAGGCGGACGGTACAGGCGGCACAGCCGATTCACTTCTGATCGGGAATTTCACCGTCGCCGGCGCGCAGATACTCGACCTCGCGCCCGGCTCCTACAAATGCACGATCGCAACCGCAACCGCCGTGTACGCAGCACTGGAACGCATCCCGCTTGATTAAGCGGCCGGAGAGTCGCTTATGAGCGTTCTGACCTATGTTGATGGCTCCGGCGTCCTTCGTGACGTTTCTTCGGCCCAACCCCTTCCCACCACAGGCACAGGCTCCGGTCCTTCTGTTGGATTGACGGGTACCACCGCGCCGACAAGCGCCGACGAAATCGGTTGGGTTGACGGCTCGGGGAATCTTGTCAACGTCAGTGCCGCGACGCCTTTGCCGGTTGCGGCAACAGTTTCCGCCGAAGAAATCGTATTGAACGTCACCGGCAGCACGTCCTCTGCGGCCGTCCTCACCAATTTTCCGATTACCACCACTGGCTATCGCACGGCTTCCGTGCAAGTCACCAACGCGGGTTCCGGCTGTACGCTGATTGCCGAACAGTCGAACGATGGAACAACGTGGTACGGGATTCAGACCCCGACCGATCTTGTCGCGGAAGCGGCCACGCCCCTGACCGCCGTTGGCCTCTATAACTTCCCCGTCTCTGCCAAACAGTTTCGTATGCGCTGTTCGGTCTATGGGTCCGGGACGCCGGCGGTCAATGTGCAATTCCGCCTTGCGGAAATCGACTATGCGCTGCAATCCACGGCGCTCGGTGCAAGCTCAGCCGTCATCGGCCATGTGATTGTCGATTCCGGAACGCTCGCCGCAACGCAGTCCGGCACATGGACCGTACAGCCCGGCAACACCGCCAACACGACCGCATGGAAGGTGGACGGCTCGGCCGTTACCCAGCCGATTTCATCGGCAGACACACGCCCTGCGTCTGGCAACATCACCATCATTGACTCCGGGTCATCCACGACCACCGGCTTTCAGTCCGCCTCCATCATCACCGGCTCGCCAAGCGCCAATTCGACATACACGCAGGCGCTCAACGGCATGAATGCGGTTGACTTCCAGGTATCCGGCACATGGACGGGGACGCTGCAATTTGAAATTTCGATGGATGGCGGCACGACCTACGAGATTCTGGTCGTTCGCGTGTTCGGCAGCGTCTATATTTCCGGCACCACCACCGGCAACGGTATTTTCATCGGAAACTGCGCCGGCGCCACGCATGTTCGCGTGCGTGCCACCGCAGCGATGACCGGGACGGCTGTCTGTCTCGCCACCATTTCCTATCATCCGTCCGCCGTTTACGTCACGCACCCGACACGGCTTGTTGACAATGCGTCCGGCAATCTTGCCGTCATCAAGAACGCGATTTCGTCCGCACAGGCACCCATTCACGGCCTTGTCGCAATGGGGTCGCAGAAATGGGAAGCCAAGGAACAAGCTGCACCCAACGCACTTGAGGAACCCTACGCGCACCCAGGTATCTATTCTGCTGCTGTCTGTTCGCTGCGATGGGCGGATATGCAGCCGATACAGGGCGGTTCGCTTGTCACTACCACGCTTGACAACTGCCTCGTCAATATCGCGGCGTACAATGTCGCCTATCCAACGACTCCGATGACAGCAAAACTGCGCGTCTTCGGCGGGCGGCAAGCACCACAATGGGCGAAGGAATTGGATGGCGGCCCGCTGACCGTTTTGCAGAACGGACCATACACGACAGGATACTGGTGGACGGCAGACTATCGCTCGGCTTGGGCTTCGTTTCAGGCCGCGCTTTCCGCGCTCTACGACGGCAACCCGCTCATTCAGGAAGTGGCGATTACCTCCTGTGCGGAAATCGGCGCAGAACCGTTTGTCGTTGCGGCAGGGACCATCGACCGGCAGACCTTGCACGCGGCTGGCTACACCGATGCGCAAGAAAATGATTGTCTCAATGCGGCTGTGCCGGATTTCTCCGGCTGGGCCAACGAGGCGCTTGATTTCGATTTCGCATCCTTCGAGGCTATCGACACCGGCCATCTGGTGCGCCAACCAGCCGTCACCGAAGCAGTCATGGCGGCATTCCGTACAAGCGTACCGGGTGGCGTGTTCGCCAATCATTGTCTGCAAAGTCCGCTGACCGGATGCACAAGCTATCCGATCTTCGCCTACTTCACGTCCCCGGTCGCATTCCAAACCGGCTCTCAGCCGGATTGTACGGCGGACACGTTCAATGCCGGGCTGGCCGCCGGCATGACCGAATTTGAAGTCTGGGACACCGTTGGCACGAACTGTCACTACACGGTCGCGCAGCTTCAGAGTTTTGCCGGCACCTTGGGCGGATATTAAATGACTGGCTTCGCCTCCGCTGTTGACATTGTAAACCGTGCGCTACAGCGCATCGGTGCGAAGCGTATTGGTCTTCTCACCGATACTTCGCGCAACGCGGCGGAGGCGAGCGCCTGTTACGACAAGCTGCGCCGGGCGGAACTGCGCCGCAACGTCTGGGTGTTCTCCATCAAGCGCGCAGCCATCCGTCCCGTCGGTACGTTCAACGCGACCAAATTCCTGACCTTTGCTGCGTGGGCGATCGGCACGACTTATGCCCAGAACGATGTCGTCACCGGCTCGGACTCGCAGGTTTATTACTCGCTCGGCGCTTCCAACCTCGCCAACGACCCCGTCACCACGACCGGCTATTGGGCGCCGTATTTCGGCCCGCTGACCGCGAGCGAATATGTCGGCACCTGGGGCGCCGGTTTCACCTATGCGCTCGGCGATCATGCTGTCGGGTCGGACTCCAAGGTGTACGTGTCGCTGATCGTCGGCAACATCAATCACAATCCGGTATCGACCGTGGGCGTGGATTGGCAAATTGCCACGACGGCCGACACCGACGATCTGACCAAAGCCACGTCAACGTCGGTGGCGTCCGGGTTCTATGCGGGCGAAATCGTCTTTATCGGCGCGGCGGTCTATCTGTCTCTGCAAAGCAGCAATACCGATGCCCCGCCGTCCAGCCAATGGCTGACCCTGACGGCCGCACCCGCCCTTGCTGTTCCTGATTTCATCTATCCGCTGGGCGCCGGGCCGTTGCAGCAATCCGGCACGCGCAATGTCTTCAAACTGCCCAACAATTATCTGCGCACCGCCCCGCAATCCACCAAGCAGGGCAGCGTCACCGTCATGGGGTCGCCGACGAATCTTTCGTACACCGATTGGGAATACGAGTCGGGCTATCTGACTTCGGCTTGGTCTGGACCGATTCCGCTGCGCTTCGTCGCCGATATGACCGATGTCACCCAGATGGATGACATGTTCTGCGAGGGGCTGGGCGCGCGCATGGCAATGGAGCTGTGCGAACCACTGACGCAGAGCGCCGCGAAGTTGCAGGCCATCGAAGGCGAATACAAAACCTTCATGGCGGAAGCCCGCGCCGTCAATGGAATCGAAATCGGCCCGGTCGAACAGCCGCTCGACGACTTGCTGCAAGTCCGGAATTAAGCCGTGGGCAGCGCGGCTTTTGCTCAAAATTCGTTTCTGGGCGGCGAGATTTGCCAGTACGCGCAAGGCCGCTTCGACGAACCGGCGTACAAAACAGGGCTTAATCTGTGTTCCAACGCGCTCCCGGTAGAAGAGGGCGCATGGGCGCGCCGCCCCGGCACACAGTTTGCCGGATTTTCGCGACGCGGGGCCCTGGGCCGGGTTATCAGTTTCGATATTGTCGCGAGTGCGCCATACGATTTTGAGCTGACGCCGGGATTTCTGCGCGTCTGGCAGGGCCAAAGCCTCGCGCTCGATCAGGCCCCGGCTGCCGTCACCTCAATCTCAACCGCCAAACCAGCGGTCCTGACCGTTGCCGCGCCGCAAACATGGGCGAGCGGCGATTCGGTACAAATCGTTCTGGCTACGGACAACACAAATTATCTGGCGATGGCCTATCTCGCCAACCGCCAGTTTGTCTTGACCAAGCTCACCACGACCACCTTCTCGCTTGCCGACCAGTTGGGAAACTCCCTTGACGGTTCGCTCTTTGCGCTCGGCGTAACGGTAGCGACTGCCGGCCACATTTACGAAGTGGCGACGCCGTGGGCGGACGTAGCGACCATCAATACGGTGCGCATTGCGCAATCAGAACTGCAAATCCTGATGTTCGCCTACCAGACAGCAACGCAACTGTTCACGGTCGGGGGAACGCTCTTTACCGGCCAAAAGAGTTTCAGTCTGGCGGCGGCGACTTTCGTGGATGGACCCTATCTCGATCCGCCAAAGGACGGCTCAAGCGTACAATCGTCCGGCACGTCTGGTTCGGTGACGCTGACTTTCTCGACCAGTCAAGGCTTTACGTCCGCCAACATCGGCCAGAATATCCGGCTTCTGTCGGAACCGGCGCCGTGGATTTCCGGCGGGCACTCCTATGTCGCCGGAGACAAGGTGAAGTATCAGGGCGTCTATTACAGTTGCATCGTTGCCACTGGAACGGTGAACAATCCGACAGTGGCGATCAATGCATGGTCGATTGACGAAACCCTCGCGCACTGGTGCTACGCTGTCATCACAGCGGTTGCCTCCGGCACAAGCGTCACAGCCACCCTCGCCAACATTCCACTGCCGCCGGGACCGAACATCGTTATCGCGCTCGGAAATCCGCTGCTCTATACCCACGACTCAGGCAATCCCATCACCACCTATCGCATGGGGCTTTATTGGGGCACGCAATTCCCGCAGAACGGAACCTTTCACGAAGGGCGATTCTGGTTTGCCGGTGCCGTACAGAACCGCGTCGATTCCGGCATGGTCAACAATGGCCTGACGTGCTCCCCAACCTTCTATGAGGGCACGGTCGCGGACGACTGCGGGATTTCCGCCGTGTTCAATTTCCCCGAAGTCATGGAAATTGAGTCGATGGCGCCCGTCCATCAGGGCGTTCTCTGTCTCTGCCGGTCCGGCGAAGTGCTGATGCAGGCAAGCCAGCTCGGCGACCCGCTTACGCCAACCTCCATTCAGGCGCACCAGGTCTCTCGCTATGGTGCCGAAAAGATCGATCCCGTTTCGGTCGGATATTCCACGCTGTTCGTCCAGCGATACGGCAAGAAGGTACTGGACCTGACGGCCAGCGTTTTCAGCCAGCGGATTTCTGCGGTCAATGTGTCGCGGGACGCGCGGCATCTGACGGCCCCCGGCGTAACGGAAATCCGTTCGCAACGCGAACTGGTCCCGCTCATCTGGGCGAGGTCGCCGAACGCGATGGGCGGCTGGATCGGCATGACCTACAAGCGGGAGGATTCGTATTCGTCTTCTGCCCCGCTTTTCAATGCGTGGCACCGTCACCAGCACGGCGGCCAGCGTTATCCAAAATCCATCACGACGGGAACCGTGGCGGGCGGCGCCACCGATACGCTCGCCATGCTCACAGAGCAGCCGAACAACACCTATTACGACTATAACGCTCACCACGTAGAATTTCTCACGCCCATCTTTCAGGAAGGCCAGAGCCTTGCGACGGCATGGCAGGCTGACGATGCAATCGCTCCGGTATCGGCGCTGATTTCCGGTACAAACGTGATCTTTTACGGTTTGTGGCACATTCTGGGCCGAACTGTGGGGGTCTATATCGCCGGGCTTGATTGCGGGGATTATGTCGTCGCCACGAACGGGTCGGTGACAGTGCCGTTCGGGGCCTGTGACGGGCTGTTTACGCTCGCATTTCTCGAATCGGTTTCCGGCGGAGTGAATTTCGTTTTGCCGGGTACGGGCGCCGACCCTGTATTCCTGACCCAGCCAGCCGTACAGAGCTATTCCGATCCGCTGCCGCATATTGTGGCCTGGCTTGGTTCGGCGGCGCCCGGCAGCACCAACATTATCGGCGAATACGATGGCGGCAATGTCTGCGCGCAGTTCAATTTCAGTTCCGGCGCATTCGTTTCGCGGCAGGACATGTCCGCGCTCGGCGTCTATCCAGGCGTTCTGAACGGCAACACGGTATTGTCGCCAGACGGGAAAATGTGGACCACCAACGATCACTCGACCGGCCCCGGCGCTTATGTCCGTGTTGATCCGTCCGGCTCGCCGTGGAGCGTTACCGATTCATGGGGTGTCTATCCAGCGGACGTTCCCACCGGATCGCCCTACCCGATTTCCCAGGCGTATCTGACGATGGGTTCGACGCACTGGCTGGTGCAGGGCGGCTTTACCAATAGCCATATTACGGTCCTGCGTGCCGATCCGCCCGCTTATCCGGCCGGGCACTTCGGTTTCTGGGGCCATCAGACAGACATCACCAGCGACGGTTCGTTCGGCGTCTGCGCCGGCCCGCAGTCTGCATCGAGCGCAACGGCATACTGGACGGCAGAAACCCATGCGTCAGGCCCGCCGTACAAACTCGGCAAGACCGTGATCGCGAGCGGCGCGGAGAACTACGATCCTGCGACGTGGACCACGCCCAACGGGTTCATTACCACAACCACGATCAAGACCTATGTGCCCACGGATTTCGATGCAACATGGACCACGATTTTTGCCTTCTGCGGCCCGGCCTACGACGCGACCGACGGCCATTTGCTGTTGCAGGTGCGCACCACCGATGCCGTCACCAACAAGCAGTACATCGTCAAGGTCAATTCCTCCACGGGTGCCGTGATCTGGAAGGTGGCGGTGCTGAGTGCGTTTTTCAACGAACAGGCCGTGTGCTTTTCGCGCATCCAGACCGGGTACTATTTCTATCAGGCCCAGACCTCCACCTGGGGCGGCACCGCGTACAGCATCAAGACTTCGGACGGAACAACCACTACGCAGACCTATACGGGGCTGTCCGGTTTGAGCGAGCAGGTATCCGACGACGTGCTGGGCTGCATCATCGGCAACGGCGGCTGGGACAAGGCGCAAGGGAACATCACCTTGCTAAACTCTACGCCGAACTCCGGCGGTACGCTGGTGGCGATCTATTTTGTGACGCCGGGCACCGCCGCAACCAATACGATCCTTGCGACCGCCCCGGTGGTTATCGGGTTTCGCTTTCCCTCCAAGGGTCAGTTGCTTCGCCCGCAGTCTCCCGAAGCGAGTGGCGCGCGCAACGGTCCTGCAATGGGCAAGACGCGGCGGCCTCACCGGGCGGCCGCCTATCTGGTGAACGCCATTAACGGCACGACGTATTGGGGTACGGATTTCACTACCGTATATCCGCTGATTTTTGAATCGCCGCGCGAATCAGACACAGTGCTACAGCCCTTCACGGGAGTTCAGCGGTTCGAGTTGCAGGGCGACTACGACTACGACGGCATGATCGCATGGGAAACGTCCAGCCTCTATCCGCTGGCGGTCGCAGCGATTGAAGGATTTTTGGAAACGCAGGACATCTGATGGCTGTCGATTACGGAGCGATTGGCGGTGGGGTGAAGGGCCTGACGGGCGGCATCGCCGATCTGTTTGCGTCCGGCATGTACGGCCAGCAAGCCAATATCTACGGACAGGACGTAAATCTCGCCAAGGAATCCACTGGCCTAAAGGAATATGCAGCCACCGGCGAAGCGCTCATGGGGTTGGGTGCAACCCGTACAGGCTACGGCGGCGGCAATCTGGCAACGTCCGGCTCGGCGGTCGATGTGCTGGCAGAATCGGCCAAAAACGCCAGTCTCAACAAAAGCATGATCGCCATTCAGGGACAGCTAGAGGAAAACGATTTTCTCATCAAGCAGCAGGCCGCGAAGTCTCAGGAAACAAGCAGCCTCATCGGCGGCATCGGCGGGCTGATTGGCGGCGCGGCACAGATCGGCATGGGTATCTGACATGGCGGCAATTCCTGTTTACAACCCGCTGAACGCAATCGGTCAGGGACTCCGCATCCCAGAAGGCGGTGCCGGCGATCTTGGCGTGGCAGCGCGCCATGCCAGCGCGCAACTGCGTGTGGGCGGAGACGCGATCGCCGGCACCGTCGAAACCTACGGCCAGCACGAAGTCCAGCAGGAAAACGCCGATATCGAAACCGCCAAGGCCGGCACTCTCGATCCGCTGACACAAGGCATCAACAAAGCGCTCGCCAACGCCCCGCAGGGCAAAGAGCACGATGCACTGAACGAATATCTGAACGGCCAGGGCGCCGAACTCATCAACAAGATCGGTGCGGATGCATCCACTACCGAAGGCCAGCAGCGCGCCACGTCCGCGCGCGCCGAACTCACCAGCTATGCGTTTCGTTTCGGGCATTCCGGCGTCTCGATTATCTCGGCCGTCAACGTCAGGAACAGCGTCAACAACGGCGCCAATGTCTATGCCCAGCAGGCCGGTCAGGGATTCATGTCGCTGGCCGACGCGCGCGAGAACACCCGTGCGCTGGTGGAAAGCTCGATCAAGTCCGCGCCCGATATTTCCGCCGAAGACGCGGCGCGGGTGCGCGATGCGGTTCTCTCATCGAAGTATCACGACATCGACGCTGCGGTGGGCAAGGGCTGGGCTGAACGCGATCCGGTACGTCTTGGCGAAGCCATTGCGAAGGGCGAGCTGCCGAACCTGAGCGGCGAAGAAGTCGATGCACTGAAGGACCACGCCGTCACCTACAACCGCGCTCAAGTCGATTTTGCCCAATCGCAACAGAAGAAGCAGGCCGACGATTTGCTGGCACAATCCTATTCGGGGCTGTCTCTCGACGGCAACGGCAACATGATCCTGACCCCGCAATTCATTCAGGGCAGGGACCAGTATGCGCA